ATCGGTCTAGTGATGGGTCTACCTGTAGTCCACAGATGAGATAGTCACAATGTGCTTTCGCATCTCGTAACATAGCGACATGACCCGCATGAAGAAGGTCGAATGATGAACAAGTGAATCCTACTACCATAACGTTTTATGTTGTTTAACTAACATTTCTAATGCTTGTTCAGTAGTAATGTCCAAATTGTAATGAGTAGAGATAAACCCTGCATAGTCTTCAAACCTAGGAGACATTCCAAGTTCTTCTCTCTTTTTTACCTGAACGGCATATCCCTCGACCTCAGAACGAAGTCGATATTTCTTATTGAATTGATACCATAAACCATGAGTACCAAAAGTTCTCCAGAACTGACGCACGTGTACCTTCTCGTGTTCTATGAGAGGGATGTTATCCTTGTATGATGGACGCACGAAGATAATGAATCCGAAGACGAACGCTGCGAACCTTTTGGGTATGAAGGTGCTTATAGGAATTATGATATATGGATACATTTTTTTTAACTCACGCTTGACAGATCTTGTTTTATAGTGTATAATCTATTAACCCCCAGAGGGGAATATATACAGATTAATTCATTAACATTCCGTTGACATCAGAATCAAAATCTTTATTTTCAGTAGATTCTTTTTTCATCTCGTCTAGCCAGTCATTCAAAGACTTAGGAGTTTCCTCGAAGTCATCAATGAATTCATCATTTTCTAACTCTTCCATATATTTAGACATCTCTTTAAGTGCAATATTATACTGACCCACCATCTCTTTGGTAGGTATTGCTAATGACATAATTTTATCAGTGAATATAATAATACAATTTGAAGGAGTATCTTGATAAACCATATATGTTTTAAACGTAAAGAATTTTTCACCACTCTTCAATGTGTTCTGCATCAAACTCATTGCATTGTTTACTACTATAGACTCTGGTGACTCATCTAATACTTCACAGATAAGTTCTTCACCTGTCACTAATTTCAAATGTCTAACCGAAGAACTCATCTTCATCCTTTTCTACTCTTATAGGTTTTAGGTCAATTGGGTAAATCTTATATTTAAACCCTTCTTTAGTATATATCTTAATCCTTTCAGCGCTATGTTTCAGAGTAAAGTTCTTATGAGATTTGACATGGAGATCATCAGCGATATCAATAAGCTTAGTAGTCCTACCGTCGTCAGACTGACGAAGACCACGACCAATTGATTGGAGGACTTTAACTTGGGACTTGGATGGAGTCGCAAATACAATATTATGGAGATTGCGGATGTTGATGCCAGTGCTGAAAGTGCCAAGAGAGGCAACAATAATAGCGTCATTTTCTTTTTCTACAATACCTCTTATCTGTTCACGATCAGTAACATCTACTTCACCAGAAACATAAAACACCTTACGTCCCTCTGATGCCATAGACTTGATCATCTCATGTAATACTTTACCATGCTTCTCAACAAACTGAAACATCACCAAGGTATTACCCTTTTGGTCTAACGCAATCTTACTTATAAACTTATTACGTGGTTCATATGTAACAATATAATCAAGTTCTTCTTGGTAGTTCTTATCTCTCATCATATTACAGATATCATTATGATACCTTAATAATAGAATTGAGATATCCAACTCCGCAAGTTGTTTATTCTTTTGCAATTCCACGGTGCGTGTCACCGTAAATGTCGGACCGAATAAACCTTCTAACACCAACTTGTTAGTTTCAGTACCATCCAGTGTTCCTGTGAGACCGAATCTGTACTGTGCTTCTGTGCATTTGTCCATCATCGTAGAGAGAGACTTTGCTTTGAAAAGATGTACTTCATCCCCAAAGACAGTATTGAACTGTTCGAACCACTCCTTACCAAACTTATAGATTGACTGCCACGTAGAGATTATTACACGTTTGTCAGTAACCTTTTCTTTACCAGAGTATATCTTATGACAGAACTCATCCGCATCATAACCGTAGTCAGCAAAGTCCTTGTACATTTGTTCTACCAAAGAGGTAGTTGGGACGATGACCAATATCTTCCCCTTGGTCACTTCATAACAATACCGCAGAAGGTTGTAAATAATAAAGGATTTACCACTACCCGTAGGACTCAACAGAAGACAACGTCTGTTCTCGACTCCGTGTGCGATAGCTTTGTATTGATAGTCTCTGGGTTTGAAAGGAACGTCTAGAACCGACAAGAAGTCAATCAGGGCAGGGTGGTCTATGTCTTCCTTGAAGGAGGGTATTCCATAGACCTCGTGTTCGAGTATCTCCAGTTGATAGAAACGGTCAGCACAGAAACGACGCAGATGTGTGTAGAGACCTACATTCATTTGTTTTGAAACCATGTTGTACAGTTTCACCTTTCCGTCCCAGTGTCGAGACTTGAATGCTGGCATAAATTTATAGCCAGGCACGAAGAAAGAGAAGTATTCCCTCAACTCTTGTTCTTGTGCTGGATGGGCCTCAACCATGAAATGGGAGTGGTCTTTCATCCTTATTCGTATCTTGTTATCCACCGGCTTCGAACTTTCTCCAATCAATCATATTTTTCACTGTCTGGTGTCTCCACTTCAGAGTGTCAACTATATTACTTAGAGTTTCGATAAGTGTCTTGTGGTAAAGAACTTTCTCTTCAGACTTTTGAATCTCAGGGTCAGAGTCGTAGTAGTATTCAAGTTCCCCTTTCAACATACGAAGACCATTGAAGGGGTCTAAGTCCCATCCAGTAGAAACTATCTCCTCTTGAGACATCTTGCCGTTGTAGTATAAGAACTTTTGTTTGAGTAACGTTTTCTGGTTGTTTTCAGAACGTTTGAGTTGTAACTTCGCGAGTGCTAGATACTGCAAATACTTTGCATGTAGTGATGGAGTTTGTCGAGAGACTTCGTCCAGTTGGTGTTGTGAAATTTCACAGTCTTTCTGCCACTCAGTAAGAATGGATTCTAAATCAATCATATAAAAACCTTTTCATGTAAGGTATATATTATAACACTAAGTCGTTATAAAGTCAATGCAATCTTGCCAGTAATCTTCGTCATGTCCTAGAACATAACTCAAAGTCATCCTATAACAGTCTGTCTTTGCAACATGATATACCACATCTCCGGAACCATACGCACCAAAATGTCCAGCTTTGAGATTCCATCCCTTCTCGTCTTGGATTGTTATAACCTCTTGAGTCTTAGGATCAACATACTTGAACCATCCTTCACCATGTTCTGACCAAGTGAATATTAGATTGTATGCAGATGCATTTGCATTATTATGCCAACCAATAAACCCTTGGGGTGGGTATAACGTAGAAAGGGCACTATGTTGTACACCCAGTTCTTCGGTCAAAGACGCATTTAAATTATGCCAAGTCTTTGCGTACTCTTCTGGGTGTGTGCCCTTGTAGTGGTCTGGTTTGATAGGATAACATACCGAAGTGGATGCAGAACCGTCATGGTCTTCTCCCATGTCGATGATTCTCCACATTTCATCTTCACCAGTATAGTGATCTGCCATACCCTCCATCTCTGGAAACATGCATCGATTGGTTTCCTCTGGTTGATATAGTTCACGGTAAGTATACCGGAAGTCTTCGAGAATACTCAAAACATCTGCATTCTTGATGGTGTATTTCTTGAGACTCATGACAGAACGAATTCACTAAATCTGAAAGTGGTATCAAAATTAATGTATGTCACATCTCCCACTGTAGATGATAATTCAACCGAACCTAGTTGTGTGGGGATGCAGTTTTTATATTTTATTTGTGCACAAAAGTTATTGTGACTAGTTAAGACAATAACAGTAATATCGTGATACGGTGAGGCCTCAGTATAGATAGACCCCTCCATCCACTTCTGTACTTCCTTGTATGCGGTTAGGTCTTCATCCAAGATTAAACTGAGAGTGAGTTCTCCATAGTTGATAGAGTCTCCTGCAACAGGAAGACCCCCCTGAAGTCTAGGGTTAGAAACCTCAGCTGCAGACACAATGGTGCCGGGATGCTGTACGGACTGAGCAAAGAACTCCAAGTTACCATAGTTCTCTCGTTCTACGATTACACGGAATCCGGTAGGTTGCAAGAAGTTTTTATTTTCTGTAAGTGCCATAATATGTCCTCTGTATGCATCTTATTTATACACATAAAAAAAGGGAGTCCGAAGACTCCCTAAAACGACTAGTTAACTAGTTCTTTTTATTATGAGTTTGTAACCATTAGGTTGTCAACTCGCATGATGCGGTAGTAAGTGTTCTTACCAGCAGAACTCTGTACACCTGCTCCACCGTTAGCATCTGTAACGAATGGGTTTGCAGCCATGCCGTAACGAGTCTTGAAACCAATCTTAGGTTGGAAATCATTCTCGCCAACTGCCTTGACCATTTGTAATGGAACATATGGGCAGTAGAATATACCAGCGTCATAAGCGTTAGAACCCTTATAACCAACAGTGATGTAGTCGATAGTTGCGTATGGATCGATGTATACTTTCATCTTACCATTCAAAGTACCAGCAAAAGTATTACCAGTGTCGTCTACCTGTAGACCAGCGCCTACTTGATAGTCCAACTGACCAGAAGCAGCAAGTGCAGTAGCAACGTCTGAAGAACAGATTACGATGTTACCCTTACCACGACGAGTTGACTTAGCAATCTCGTTCGCTTCACGATCTAATTGAATTACTAGACCTTTGAACTTCTCTGCTGACCATCGTCCGTCTGCATCAGCAGTTAGATCGAATACGCCTTTAGCAGCGATTGATGCTTGTTGTGCACCTAGAACAGCTTGAGTGTTTACTGTACGAACTACTTCACGGTTGATTTCCGCTAGGATTTCAGTTGAAAGAATGTTCGCTAGTTCTGTTTCTGCGTCAAGACCGTGGATTGCTTTCAAGTCTTGTGCAAGTTCTAGAGAGTACTCTGCCTTCAATGCACGTGACTTAGCAACAACAGATTGCTTCTCGATTGAGAAACCCATTTCTGCGAAGTCTGGACCAGTGTTACCTAGAGATTCAGCAACAGAAGTGTTCATTGGTCGACCAGCAGCATCTAGTTCACGAGTTGATGCAGGGTCTACGTCAGCGGGATCGAATCCAGACATACCTGATGAATCACTAGTCTGTGATGAACCAGCAGAACCAGAGAATGCTGAGTTTGGTTCGTTTAGACCTAGAGCTTCGTCACCAGTCTGTGAATCGTAGTGTGACTTCATAGCAAAGATAAGACCAGTAGGTCCTGACATTGGCTGTACACCACATACGTCATATGCCATTAGGTTAGGCATTGCACGACGTACTAGAGAGATTAAAACTGGATCCCAGTTTGCGATTGGTGCAGCACCACCGTGCTGTACGTTAGTTGGAGATTCAGATAGGAAACCAGCAGATGCTTGACGTTCTTCAATCATAGCACGTTCTTGGTTTTCTAGGATAGCAGCAGTTACTGCTTTACGGTGATGATCTTGGATCTTACCAGCAGATTCTTCGTTTAGTACTGGTGACCACTTCTCGATCAATTGATCGTATGAATTGTTCATTTTTAGATTCCTTATTTCTTAGAGGTTTTTCTTAGAGCAGTGATGTAACCTTCCATAGAGGAAGATACTTCGACTTCTTCTTCAGCTTCTTCTGAAGCTGATTCTTCGAGTTGCTCAGGGATTTCTTTTGAAAAGTATGACTCTTTAACAGTGGTTACTTTTGCAGTGAATGTTTCTTCACTATCAAACTCAACTGTTTCAAGAAGGTCTTTTAACTTCTCCGCTTGGGTGTCTGCTAGGTCACGAGATGCTTCAGCAATGATTGACTCACGCTTATAAGTTTCTAGTTCTTCAGCAAGTTGAATTGCGTCACCAGTAGTTGAGTTTAGTTTTTCTTCTAACTCGTCTACCTGTGAAGACAATTCGTCAACTAGGTCTACCTTAGACTCTGGAACGTCGATGTAAGACTCTGTAAATACGTCTTTCAACTTTTCCATGAACCCTTCAGCGATTTCGGTACGTAGACCGGATTGAATCGCTAACTTGTTCTCTTCCATCCAAGATTCAACAACATAGTTTAGGTAAGAATCGACTTTACCGACTAGGTCAGTTTTAATCGTTTCGACTTCTTCAGCAAGTTCTTCAGTGTATTGCTCTTCAAGACGTGTAACTTCTTCGGACAACTTTGTTTTAACAGCTGCTTCAAAAATTAATGATGTCTTTTCCTTGAACTCTTCTGATAGAGTTGCTTCACCGTCAACGATTGCTGCAAGTTCAGACTGTGTGTCTGTCTCTTCTGCAATAACGTCTTCTAGGTCAGTACCTTCCATCATTTTAGAATAGGCTGCCGTGAG